TTTCAAAATCAACAAAGTCATAGAGGTTTCTAATAAACATATTGATAGCTAATTCTGCTCTAGCTCGTAGCTTTTCAAAATTTTCGACCTCATCAAAACCAAGTTTTTCAAACTCGTTTTCAGTTAGATAAGCGATTTTAACCACCTCCATAATAAAAAGGCGGTGTATTATCCGCCTTCTAGTTTATTCCTCGATTTCGTAACCGAGATTAAGAAACGCTGAAACAGCAACATCATTAGTAGCTGTAAAGCTAACGCCATCTTTCGTCAAGATAACGCCGTTTACTGTTGTTTCTTCGTTCTTCTTAGCTGCTGCCATAGTTACCCCCTATTAGGCTGATTTGTGGACGTAGATGGCTTTCTTCTTGTTTTCCAAAACGAAAGCGTCGTAACGGATACGTCCTTCAACAAGTTTCCCGTTAATTCCTGGTGGGTTATCATGAATCTTGTAGTCTTCAAGTTTAACTGGTGATGTAGTCGCTACTGGGTGAGCAATGATGAACTCAACACCTTGTGGAAGGCGGCCCGGTGTAAGAACAACTGGCATGCCGTCAATCATACCAACTTGACCATTGATTGTGATTTGTTGTCCAAGATCTGACTGTTTAACAAATGCTGGATCAAGCTTGATAAGTTTGTAGAATTTAGAAGATACGTGAAGCACGCGCCCAGCAGTTGGAACAAATGCCTCTGTAAGCTTGATTTGACCGTCAAGCACTGCTTCATAAGCGTTGTCTTTAGTAACCGCCGCTGTAACGATATTATCTGTGTCAGCACCGCCTGCAATAGTTGCGAATCGGTAAGTGTCAATCTCTGGGATAACAACTTCTGAAAGTTGACGGGCAAGAGCTTTACCAGCTTCCATAACACCGTTAGTGTCTTGTTCTGATTTCTTGTCAATAGTGAAAGTGAATGAGCGGTCTTTCTTCAATACCATTGTTTGAACAGTATTACCGAGTTCATCTGCTGTACCGTAACGATTGACACCGCTAGTTGTGTAGTCGTTCATTTGTGATGTAGGAACAGAATACACCTTAACTGTGTCAACACCAGTAAAGTCGAAATCTTGGTTAATGATACCAGTTGAAAGAGCTTCTTTTGTGAAGCGTTCATCAACCTTGTTGTCAAATTTCTGTGCGTAGTTAACAACCATGTTTTAAATACCTCTTTTCTTTTTATACGCTGTCAAAGCCTTCAAATAGAGCTTTATCTTCTGCGCTAATATCTTGCCCAGCATCCGCCGCCGGATTGCCTGGAACAGTGATATTTGGGTTTTGCGGCTCGCTTTGAGCTTGAAAGAGGTATGGGCTTGTTTCTCTTAGACCGTTGATAGTTTCTTCTAGGACTGGTTTCCCGTCCTCACCTAGTTCAATCTTGTCTAGGTCAATAAACTTCATAAGGTCCTCAGAGTTATAAGCTCCTACGTCCTTCAATGCCAAAGCTACCGCATTAGTTTTTTTAACTTGGGCAAGGTTAGCTTCATTCTCGGTCTTGTAAGTGTCAAATTGAGCTTGTAGGTCCGCTAATTGTTGCTTAGCTTCTTCACTTGCTCCCTCTTTAGCTTTCAAGTCTTCGAGTGCTTTGCTTTGTTGCTCAAGTTGCTGTTTAAGGCTGTCGTTTTCAGCTTGTAGCTCGGACTTAGCTTGTGATTTAGCGTTCTCAATACCTGCCCCGTACGCTTGCATGATATTGTCAATCACACTTTTATCTGTGATACCAGCTTCAACTAACATGTCACGTTTTAAACTCATGTCTAAAACTCCTTTGTTTTACGTCCGGTGGACTGTATTTGCCTAGTTTTACGACATTCGACAGGTCATGATAGTCTAGTTCCTATCAGTCAAGATGTTGGATCACCAGCTTTCTTTTTTTTGTTGCTTTCGCAGTTCGATTTCTGCTTTAGCTTGGTTGAATGGGTCATCATAATACCTCTCTCTCGAATAATCTCGATATAGAAACGGGTATTGTCTCAGATAGTCCCTCATGGCAGCTTGCTGCTTTCTAACTTGCCCCTTGTACTTGCTTATAAGCTCGTCATCCTCTAGCTTGTTAGCAACATGAAGCAACTCTTTAGACTTTCTGATAGAGCGTTCTATAGCTCGTTGCTTAGCTTGAGCGTTAGCGTTTTCTATAGCTTGCTCTGGCGTTAGGTCCTTTAGGTGTTCCGGTAAGTCCGGCTTATAGTTAGCACCAACCACAAACGGTGTTATCTCATGGCGACAGTTAATACCGAGACAGCCGCCTGCACTACCAAAACCATAATCAGATAGCGAATAGATGCGTTCGCCTTTCTCGGTCCTAGCTGGCCCATGCGTAACTATTTGATGCTGCAAAGGGGCGCACATTTCACGGGCCGTTGACTTCATCGAATAATAGAACGTATCGATGCCTACTTCCTCAGCCGGCGCCATTCTAGCTTCACGATAGACACGCCATGATGTCGAGCGGATAACTGTTCTAGCGTAAGTGTCAGCTCTCCACCGTTTCCCTTGCTTATCAGTGAAACCATAGAAACCCTTATCTGCCCATTTCATCACCGTAGTAGATACGGCTTGAGTGGGGTTCATTACACCAGTGACAACCTTGGCAACTGTTTCCTCGACTATGGACTGATAGACCTTCCTGACGCTGACTGGCAGCGTGGTATTGATAAGGTTGTTGATATCCCCCATGGTCTGATTGACGTAGTTAGCTAGATTTATCTGGATAAGATTGTTATCCACAAAATCACCACCACCCATTGAATCTAATAGCTGGGTTTTAGTGTCCTTATATATCTGGTAGCCTTCATTTTGAATGACATAGCGTAACTGCTGCTCAGCTACTCCAGACCTCTCAGCGATGAGCTTGATATTCTCGTCGTTGAGCAAGCCCATTTCACTCATTTTCTCGATTTGCCAGATATAAGGGTTATCCTCAAGGCTAGCACTGCCACGCTCTCTGATTCGGTCAACAACTTGGTCGAATAAGTCCATTGTCATTTGATGATAGATGTCAGCGACACGGCTAGCGTCTAGCATTAGCTGCTGATCATTTAGCTTGATTGGTTTCTTATCCGCCATAGGTTATCACTCCCCGTAAATCGACTTATCTTCTAGGCTTCTATCATTGTTAGCTTCTTCAATAGTGTTGCCGTTGATTTCTGCTTTGATTGCCTTGGCTTCCTCTGGTGTTACGTTAAGCACCTTTTCAATGGCCATTGTGTCAGTTCCAAAGCCTGCGTTAACTACCTTAACCCAGTAATCAAGCTCTGCGTTTCGGTCAGTGAATACCCCATCATCTAGGTTAACGCTGATAGCGTCCATATCTGGGATTGTGCCACTGTATAGACCGTAAGCTTTGGCAAGTTCTAGCATTGAAATGATTAGCTCTCTTAGTGATTGCTCGACTAATGAAACAATGCTGTTGCGCATTTGGTAGGTGTCCGAGTTCTCGCTGACAATCTCTGTCGCTGTCTTCATGCTCTTGCCGTCGAATGTGAACATGCCGGCTGACACACCTAACTGCATTTCAAACAAGCTTAGACCCTCATTGATAGCCTTGATATAGTCTTCTGCTCTGATAGGCGTTGTAAGATCTGTAATCTTAACACCACCGTCAATGTCGTTGCTTTCGAATTGTTCATAGACATTCTGGCCTACTTCAAATTGATGTCGGACAACAACCTTGTCGCCTTCTTCGGTATAGATAGGCTTAATCAGTTGAGCAGGAACAGCAACGCGGCGCTGCCCCATTTTGACCTCCCACATAAACTGGTCATAGGTCTCGTTTAAGAAATCAATCGTAGTCTTAGCATTATCAAAAATAGATAGACCAAGAGGGCTATTGATATCCTTGTTATTCATGCCGGGGGCTTTCAGATAGGTAAATAGTGGACGGCTTAAACCGTGCAATTCTACGGTTTCTTCTAGGTCCTCATAGACCTCTGATAGTGGCACCCTTTGCCCTACGATATTTTGATTGTCTGAACGGTATAGCTCGTTTGATACGGTATATTTGCCATTTTTAGCCCACTCATGCAGCTCGATAAGCGTGTAATAGATTACCTTCTTACCCTGGTTTTTAGTGGTCTTAGTAACGATAGCAGCACTTGATACATCTTGAGTGTTCGATTGCAGTGGCAGAAAGACCGGTGCTTGCACAAATGACACTCTGACTTGCTCACCGTCGATATAAGGACGCATTGCAAGACCACCAAGAGCAAGGCAGCTCTCTAGGTAGCGTTCAAAGTTCTTTGTGAATCGGTCATTATAAAGTTGCTCTTGAATGAACTTATCAGCCGTTGCATCATCCACCTTGATTTCAGCTTGTTCGTTGAACACAAGGCTAGCAATCTTCTTTGAAGCGGTCCTTGCAATAGGCAAGTGGTTGAACGCCCTCTTTTGAGGTGTGCCGTTGCTATCTGTGTACTTGATAAGCGGATATTTGCCGGCAAAGTATTTCAAACTCTCCCTAATGCGGTCATATTCAGCGATAGAGACGGCAATTTTGGGGTGGTCTGTGATATTAGTTAGACTTTCCGTTGTCATAACGTATTTACTCCTTGTGAATAAGTCTTTAATGGTCTGTACTATTCCCATTATTAGCTCCTTTAAGCCTTCAAATCTAACGCTCTAGCGTTGTCTAATACGAAATATTTGAATTCATCGACGGTGTGGTCATCCTCTTTGATAACTTTAGGATCGTCTGTGTGTATCGTTTTCTCATCGTATCGATACATCTTGTGTTCTTCGTAAAATATCTTGTTACTTGGTATATCAAGATAATAGAAACGCCCCTCTGCTAATAGACTGATAACCATATCAACCATGGTCTGATTCTTCTTCTTAGCAACTGGATGCCAGCGCTCTCTATAGTCTTTGAAATACTGGTTACGAAGTGCACCCTCTGCACTATCGATGGTCATTTTAAGTTTAGGCACTCGATACTGCTTCATAATCTTTTCAATGAAGTCATGGATCATAACAGTCAACTCGCTAGGTGCTTTCTTAATCACTTGACCAGCGGGGCTGTAATAGAATGTATCTAACAGAATCACGTTGCCCTTTGCAGTCAAGCCATAAGCGCCGCATGCAGTGGCTGATTGTTGGTGCCCGGTATCGAGTGCAAACGATATTCCGATAAGCCTATCATCCGTTGGCAAACTGCCGATAGCATGAAATGTACTCATGTTATAGACCTGATTACCAAGACCAACCGCTTCACCAAGATACAGATAACGATAGTAATCGTAATCGTTCTGTTTGATACGCTCTATATCTTCCAGCATTTGTTCAGTGACGAATCCTAACTTATCGTCCAGATACGTGCTTGAGTGTGCTAGATAGTTGTCGTTAGTCTTGATGTCCTCAAACCACTCATTAATCCAGCTATATGGGTTCCTAGGCGGGTTGTACGACCAGAAGAATTGAACAAACGGGGCTTTCTCATGTTTCTGCCGCATGAAAGTGACATTAGACTGGTCGAAGTCCTCAGCGTCGTTAAACTCAGCCGCTTCTTCGTACCACACGGCAATGATATTCCCAATGTCATTTGATTTCAGCTTTTGGAAGTCGTCTTGACCGTAGAAATAGAATGTCGAACCAGTTCGTTTATGAACTATCTTAAACGGGCTTACAGTGGCTCTAAACTGGTTATCTAGACCAAATAGACTAATCGCCCACTGGACCTTATTAAACACGCTGTCACGAATTGTATTAGCTACTTTCCGAATGACTACCACGTTAGCTTTTTCACCAGCCATGATGTACTTAATCATCATATAGACGAGCTTCAACACGATAACCGAGGATTTGAAAGAGTTACGCCCACCCTTAAGCACGTTGTAAGGCTTGCTAGACTGCCAAACCGATTTGAAATGCGGGTTAACATTCTTCTGAATATCAATCGTTGTCATCCGGGATATCCTCCCATGCGTTGACAATATTGAGGTTCATTGTCCCCTCGACACCACTGTCAAGTTGCTCTCTTAGCTTTCTGATTTCTAGCTCTAACTTCTCGGACTGTTTAGCCGTTGGATAACGTTTCAAGATTTCAACAATCGCCTTGATAACTGTATTGTTGTCAGCCTTCTTCATTAGCCTTTCAACTTCACCAGTCAAGGGGTTCATCATCAAGACTTCTTCGTCTCGTTTTCCTCTAGCAATGTCGGATAGGATGGACAAGGCTTCTTTTGCACTCATGATATTTGCATCGTGCATTTTCTCGACTTCACCTTGAATAAAGCGTTTAATCTCAACATTTCTCAACAGTCTTTCACTCTGTGAGCTTGCTGTTCTTTCGCTATATCCAGCGTTAATCGCTGCCTGCGTTCCATTGCCTAATTTGATATACTCACTAGCAAATAATTTCTGTCGTTGATTTAGCCCAATATGTCCACCCCCCTTCGTTGCTAGATTTTGTGCATAAAAAAGACAACCCACAAAGTGAGCTGTCTAGCTATAATTATCAATACTAATATTATATCGCTAATAAACGTTCAAATTCTAACATTTATCAAGTGTTTTCTTCGTCTTAATCTCCCAGAAATACAAGACATTCGCCGTTGCGGTAATTCTCCGCAAACTCCAAAACCGCCTGTTCTCTCATTCGGTAGTATTCACTTTCAGAATATCCAAGGTCCATATAGACTTCAATGTTGTACTGCTTGCGATTTCTGCAATAACACTCTATCAAAATTTGGCTGTAATGCCTATCCGATAATGCGTTGATAGCTCTAACAATAGCTTGTAAGTCTTGCTCAGCCGCCACCTTGCGTGTTACCATGCTTTCGGTTTGGCTGTGAACCATTCCATCGAATGACTTGGGTTCTAACGAGAATGAAGCTGTCACTTTAGGGGCGTATTCCAAGCCCGCTATCCGTGTTAGCATGCGATACCTTCTTAGCACCTTTATAGCTTTCTTTTTAGTTGCGGTTTTATCTACTTCCGCAAATAGATTGATACTTGCCATGACACCCCTCTTGTGTGATATAATAGTTATATCGTGTTCAAAGAGTGCCGGCCATTGTGTCGGTCTTTTTTTATTTTTCCGGCTCAAATTTATTAAGAGATATGAAAAGATTAAGCTTGTGAGCCTTGGTGTCACCTCCTTTCTAGCCATCGACACCAGCAAGGTCTTTGGCTTTGTTTTAGTAACGCAATGATATCAATAAGAAAGAGGGTTTTTCACATCCTTTTTTCTTAAATTTGCTGGGTTTGTTTTGAGCAAGGTCTGTCAGCTTGCTCGTGTCGAAAAAGTGTTAAAAAAGTGTCCAAGCCACTAAAAACCTATATCCATTTTATTTTTAGTGATGACAGACAATGACTGGCAAGAGGAATCGAACCTCTTATACAACCATTCCAGCCTGCGATATAGAAATCATTTTGGAGGTTTTCCTCCTTTTTTTGAAATAATACAAGAATAAAGTAAGTAGAATTATGGAGATTTCAGTTTCGCATTGCAGGCATAAAACCTTGAATAATCACGTTACCAGTAATACGCTTTAGATTAGTAAACGAAATAAAAAAGGTTCCTCGATTCTAATTGTTTATTTACTGGATTTGGTTGCATCCACGACCAGTCACGCTTCCGCTGATTTGAATGAAAAAATACAAAAGGATTCCTCTTTTCCGTATATAGATTGACTGGTAATAGCTAGCGAGGGAGTCGAACCCTCATAAACCGTTCTAGCTACACGCCTAGTGCATAGGCTGTATACAAGGCTTTTTTGACCGTGGTCTTCTCACGACCTACCTTGCCTTTAGTGCGATATTTTAGAATGATGCGGTCAACTTCATCATCCAACCGTTCCGACCACTCATAACGATTGAAAACATAGTCAGCAATCTCGCTAAACAGTTCCCTAGACAGTACCCCTTCCATTTGAATAGCCTTTAAAGGTGTCAAGGTGGCATTCTCTGAATAGCAGGTACTTATAGCGTTTTGAGTTTTTAGAGCTTGTCTTGTGCTACAACCTTTAACGCTTCTGATGTAATCATTGATGTATCTAGCGTGTTCCTTTCGCAGTGCTTCCACTTCCTTACGGAAACGCTTAAATAAGTCTTCTGGCAGTCCTGCGTTGATTTTATCCAAAACCGGTTTAGTGGTTTTCCCTCTTGTGTAATTAGTAGACAGATAATCTTGAAGGTCGTCGAATAATTCATCAGAAATGATGCCTTCTAGTCTGTCGACAGTCGCTGGCGATATCCTCGCACGCTCAACGACTGCACTATTAAACGCTTGATAAATGATGCGGGCTTGCAGTTCGTCGCATTGCTTGACATCTTGGAAATGCTGCTTATAAGAGCCTTTTTTGTGTGCTTTTCTCAGTTCCGC